TGATTTTAACCAGAATTTAAGGCCACCATCACTGTCAATCCCCACACAGCCATTGGCAGTGCAGGCCCAGCCAATGCAGCACATGCCTTTGGCTCAGCCATTCCCTACTGCCAATCCAGTGCTTGACACACTTGAAATTGCAAAAGATGACAACCAGCTAGAATTTGATTTCTATAGAAAAGTGAAGCCAGAAGACATTGAATTTAGACTTAAGATGATAGAGTCTAAAATTGAAGTTGTGGATAGCAAGTTGGATAGCATGCTTGTGTTAATAAAAAAAAATTATCAGAGTCTAAATGGAAATCACAGTCAATAACCAACATTTTAAGAAGCTTTTTCTTGAACAAATAGGCAAGATTTCTGATAGTTGTGTGATTTCGTTGCTGAACAACAAGCTGCGATGCAAGGCCAGCTCTGCAGATAATTCAGTCATATTGGGTGTGGAGCTATCCTTGGAGGATGCATTGGATCTTCAACAAGAAGTTTTTTTAAATGTGGGTGACATCAAAAAGCTTATTAGAGCGTTTGACTGTGTGGGTGAAGAGAGGGTCACGTTCAACATTGAAAACAACAACATAAATTACAAAGACAAAAACATTAAATTCAAATACCACCTTTTGGAGGATGGCATCATAAACCAACCAAAGGTTAACTTGGAAAAGCTGCAGCAATTGGAGTTTGATAGCAACTTTACATTGGAAGACAGGTCATTGAACGATTTGGTGAAGTGCAGCACGTTTTCCACTGATTCAAACAAAATCTATTTAACTTCAGAGGGCACCAGACTAAAAGGTGACCTCACCGACAGAACCAAATGCAATGTAGACAATTTGGAGTTAAAGGTGTCCAACAATTTCATGGGCACACCAATATCAAACATGTGCTTGAACTTTGAAGTATTTCGAATCATAAGTACTTGCAAATTTAACGCTTTACAATGCAACATTTCTTCAAAATTAGGAGTGGTTTTATTTGCCTTTACTAATAATATAATTACAGTTAAATACATAGTCTCTGCGCTAACAAAATGAAAAAACCCAAAAATTCCATACGCACACCTTCTTACTTTTGCAAAAGATTGAAAGACAACAACTTCATAGTTTTTAAAATCTTCAACAGATATGGGTTGCATGATCCCAGAAGATGGACTGTGCTGGTGGACCCAGGTGGAGCCTCAGTGTTCATCACATGTTACACCAACAAAGAGTTTGAAGGTGATGTTATGTTTGAAATATCTGATGGTGGTCAAAGATTTCCTAAAAATTATAGTTTAAAGACAGAAAGTATTGAGGTGGTCATAAGTCATTTGTTGTCACGGGAAGTTAGTAACAATGCTGCCTCTTCTTCACTCTACTTCATACCTAAATACTCAAGCAGTGATGAAAGACAACTCAAACAATCCAAAGAAGCCTAAGATGGACAAGCTATCTCCACCTGAAAAGGCTCATATTGAAGAGTTGCTTAAGAGCGCAATGCTGGAGTACTCCACACGTCAGCGCAAACATATCAAAGACAGAGAAGAACTGTTCAACCGCATTTCAGGCATCATATCAGAATTTTTAGGCCCTTACATGCTGATAGGTTATGACATCAAAGGTGAACCCTTCAACATCATTCATGCATCCTCTCAGATGGACATGGATGCCATCACTACAGCCATCAACAAATTTATTTTAGGACCCATAACACAACACAACGAATGAAGAATATACTAATACTAGGCAGAGGTTTCATAGGCACCAATCTGTCCAACTACTTTACTGAAAATGATGTGCAACATTCCATTTACAGCAATTCCATGCTTGATTACAACGACAAAGAAGTATTCAACAAATTTTTAAATGATAACAAGGATAAATTTTTGGCAGTCATTAACACATCTGGATACACTGGCAGACCCAATGTGGATGGGTGCGAGACCAACAAAGAAGATTGCTGGAAGTACAACGTTACATGCCCGTTGAATGTGCTTGAAGTTTCCAATGACAACAAACTTCCAGTCATACATGTTAGCAGTGGATGCATATACAGTGGCTATGACAAAGTTTATACTGAAGAAGATGCTCCTGATTTTGGTCTTTTCTCCACTGACAGTTCTTTTTACAGCAAGTGCAAACATGCTTGCGAAATCATGATGGATGGTTACTGTGCATACATATTGAGAATAAGAATACCGTTCACCAACACTTTTGTGCCTAAAAATTACTTCACAAAATTATTCAAATATAATGATTTGATAGACATGCCCAACAGCGTCACAAGTGTCACAGACTTCAACAATTTTGTGTTTAGATTTTTGCACCTCATCAGAGATTTACCTGGAGGCATCTACAACACAGTGAATCCTGGATCCATAAAAGCATCTGATGTGGTTTCAATCATGAAAAAATATGGTGTTGAGAACCCCAATTGGAATTTCATAGATGTTAAAGATTTGAACACTGTGGCCAAACGCAGCAATTGTGTGTTGAGCACCAACAAAATCGATCAATACAATCTGCCTTTTCCTGATGCCATGGAATCCATTGAAAGAGATGTCAAAGTCTTCAAAGGGCATGTATGCTAGGTTGATTTTTTGGAGAAGATGCCACCCAGTTTGCAGGGGCTTCTATGCAGTACTGCATGGCACATTCAAAGGCACTTTCATCTCAGTCATGGGCAAAACATCCAGTTCTGTGACGCTCATGACCATACCTGACAAAGACATATTGACAGTGCCCATGCATGATTTCAAGACTGCCATGCAAGGTGGAGTTATAGAATTTATTAAAAAGCTGCCCAAGAGAGTGTTTAAGGTAGTTGAATTTGAGTTTTTGAACCTAAATAATAAAAATGGATTACGTAGAACCAAAAAAAATAATTAGTCCCATCAGTGGACTACCAGTGGAGCCCAAAATTGTCATCAACAGACATGGCAACAAAATCATCAAAGAGGCTCACTGGATAGATCCAGCTTCTGGAGCTTTTATTCGCAAAGGTTTGATCAGCGTGGAAGTGGCAAAAGAGGATTGATTAACACATCATCCCCATTATAATCAGATGTGTTCTTACCTCTGACAGAAGATTACATTGCCAGTAAGTTTTTTCAAAACTGTGGCAAGCCTTTTTACAACAAGGTACAAAAAGTTTATCAAGGCAGCTGCCCCATTTGTCGTGAAGGGTCCAGTTGGCTTAAAAAGCGCAGATGTTATTACATTGTCAAAGACAATGCAGTGTGTTGTCACAATTGTGGCTGGTATAGCTCACCATACAACTGGGTCAAAAAAGTCACAGGGCTCACATTCACTGAGATCAAAAAAGAATTGGAGAGTTTTGATTCACCAGTTTATTTTTCTCAACCAGTATCTGCAATCAACAAACCAGAGCAGCTTGAAACACTTCCAGCTGATGCCATCAACCTGTTTGACCAAGGACAAGTGGAGTATTACTCCCAAAATGCAGTAGTCAAAAGAGCTCTTGGTTTAATAACCAACAGAAGACTGGATACTGCCATCAACAGACCAAAGGGCATTTTCCTATCTCTTGCAGATAAAACTCATGACAACCGACTCATAATCCCATTTTATGACCAAGACAACAAGATAGTTCATTACCAAACCAGATCAATTCTTGAAGAAGATGTTCGGCCAAAATATCTATCAAAGAGAGGTTCGGAAAAATCTTTGTATGGCATAAACAACATAAGCTATTCCATGGAATATTTGTTTCTTACTGAAGGTCCAATTGATGCCATGTTCATTCAAAACGGGGTGGCAGTTGCAGGCATTAACGAAAGCAAGACCAAGACTTTCACAGAAGTTCAACTGCAGCAACTGCAAGGGTTTCCACTGTACAAGAAAATATGGGTCCTGGACAATCAGCACTTGGACAACACCAGCAAGAACAAGACCAAGTCTTTAATAAACTCAGGGGAGACAGTGTTCATATGGCCGGAATCATGTGCAGAGTACAAGGACGTGAATGATTACTGTGTTGACAAAAAAATAAGCAGCTTTGATACTGATTTTATTATTGAGAATAGCTATTCTGGTCTCAAAGGAAGATTGCTGGTGTCTGGTTATTGATCCCCAGCAATTAGATAACTTTTAAAAGCTTCCACCAAAGCTGACAGATCCACTGCAACTCTTGCAACTCTTTTGGTTTCAGAACTGGCTATCTTCTCAAACATGGTGTCACATCCTGCTGCATGCAGCTTTGCTTGAATGGAATTGTCATTCACAGCATTGAGATATTCCACAAATTCTTCAAGCTTTTGTATCCAGCCTTGCAGCTCTTGTTTTTGAGTTTCCAAGCTCTTTTGCCTGATGGAGGCTATGTCTTCTTGTGGATCCACATCAGCACCCAAATCATTTGGTTCCACACCAGGTTCAAGTTCACCTTCAAGTGGAGAAACTTCACCAGCACCAGCATCTTGTGGAGGCCTAATTTCATCCTCGTCTTGCTCCAAAAGATATTTGAATCTGTTCTTAAATAGTGACATATAAATTACTTATTCCAGACCCCATCAAATAAATAATATAAATGAGTAAAAAGCTTAAATTGATTGGCGAAGACAACACCATGATTTACAACAAGTGGGTTTCTGGCATAGCCAAAAGAGAAGCACCTGCAGAAGTTATAACAATTTCTGACATTCAGAACCGTTACAGAAATGGTCTGGGGTACAATGCCCCCAAAGCTTTGCCATATCCCTTGACCAGCTTTTTGGATTTTCTTGGCAATCTGTTTGTCAAATCTGCTGAAATGAGACACACTCTGGGCAGAGCTGTCACCTATCCTGTGATAAGAGAAGAAAAAAGCAGAATAGATGCCATCAAAAAATTAAATGAGAAGCTGCACAAGATACAAGACATCATATATTCTTGCACAGCAGAATTGAATCAGTTGGTTGAAAAAGACGAAACCAACACTAATTAAATTAGTGAACAAAGACACATTTTTATCCTTAATCAAAGGAATAACCATCACAATGCTTGTGGCTGGCACAACATCATATTTTTTGTCTCATTTTTTGGCACCTTTTGTGCCCACCTTTTTAGTCTTGGTGTTGTTTCAATTTGTATTTTTTTACTTTTATGGTGAGTACAGAAAACGCAATTTTCTTAAAATGCAAGTGCAAACTCAGGTCAAATATGCTGAATTGCAAAGCGCTCAATCCACCACTGTGACATGTCCTTGTGATAGAAATTTGCAAACAACTATTCCCATTAAACTCAATGAAGAAAATACTTACAATTGTCAAGGTTGCAACAAGCAGATTAAAGTCAGCATTGAAACCAGAACTGCTCTGGCCACCAACCCAGTCATTATTAACCCACTAGATTCTCCATTATTTGTGGAACAAGTTGAAAGATTATTGAAAAAAGATGGAGACAGAAATTAGGCCCAGCTCAGTTATTCTGCCAGTCAAAGTGGAAAAGAAGGAATATTCCATCAAAGATTTTGAAGATGCAATAGAACACTTGCTGGCCAAAGTTGATTCTAAACTCATAAAGCTGTTCACACTGTATTCAGTTCGCAGTGGAAACAGTGAAATTCGTGATTTTCTCAAAAATTATGAAAACATGATCAAAGATAAAACTCAATCAACAGAAGAATCTTTTTTAATCACCACCATATTCAGCACAATCTACCAACAACTGTCACTCTTGGAACAAGTAAAATTGGACAGAACTTTGAAAGAAGAGACAGTGACAATGATGGGAGCCGCTTTTTACAGCCATCTTAAAAAATTTTTGCCTTGATGTTCCTTCACATCACAAGTATACTTTGTGCATGAGTACAAAACCATACATGGTGTTCGAAACCAGAAAAAAAGAACAAGTTGAGATGTCCAAGCCAACCTTTGCTCGTTGGCTGTGTCTCATGGAAGCATTTTACATCATTGAGAAAAAGGCAGAAGATCTTGAATTGGAGCTAAATGATGACGCCATAGTCAAGCCTTTGGCTTTTGAAAAATACATTGATCAAAGATTTGAAGGCATGATGTTGGACCTGGATCATGATGAGCGCAACAATTTAGTTGGAAGAAACTATGTCAAGTTTGACAGTGAGCCAGAACAAGAGTTAGTAATATCCACCGTAAGTTAAAGTGTTGTTGGCTCTCATGTCAAACACTTCTTCTTTGGATTCTGTATCTGCATCACCTGGATATGCAGAAACTCTTTGAGTTGGCGTGGTTTGATTGGAAGGTATGACACCATAATTGGTGTCATCGTGCACTTGATTGCTGCCCTTTTCAAATGTGATGTTGGGTTCATATGAGTAGTCAAATCTTTTGGCCTTCAACATCCACACATAATGGCCCATGAGTGGGTTGATTTGTGAGTTATCTTCATCAATCCTCTCAGTAATTTCAAACATCTTGCCATCCCTCTCTCCTGGTCTGTCTGATCCATATTCCAGCAGTTTGAATACATCTCCTGATTTGGGCTCCCAAGTGGGAGGAAACACAGCATAAAAGCTGCTGATGTGCACATACGCAGTCACTGTGTCATCACTTTGAAAACCAAACTTGCTCAGCACCAGAGCATTTTCAGCCAGCTGCACAGCCATGATCATGGGTTGAGGATTCAAAAACCCTGCCAAAGGTTGTTCACCATAAATGTTGTCAGCTGTGCCCACGTTGTACTGATTGCGGTAATACAAAACTTTCTGACCATACATGTCAATTTGTTCTCTCCACCAATTGCTGTACATTAACCTTTCTGCTCCATTGTTGTCCTTGTCAGTGAATCTGAGAGAGGTGGCCATGTATCCATTGTTTGGATATATTTGTATGCAGTTCACACCTTCATATTTGTCTAGAGATATCATTTTTTAATGGCAAAAGAGTTGAATTTATCATCCCAGACTATGGAAATGCCAGTGTTGCCCAATTTTTTGGGCTCTGTTTTGGACACTTTGTATATTTTAAATTTTTTGCATATGTCTTTGAGCTGAGGCAAGTTGATGGGTTCATAATGAGAGAAGTTGTCTTTGAGTTTTTCCACCTTCAATATGATGTCAGGATCAGGTTTTTTGTATTCAGGCACTGTTTGTAGGTTTTTTCTATTGCCTATGTCTCTTATGATGGGAGCTCTGTGTCGAGATCCCTTTTCTTGCACAGGGTCCTTGATGGGTTGAAAGAAATTAACAAACCCACCATTCCATGTTTGTTCAAAAAATGTCTTAAATGAGACCATTGAAAGTATTTAGTCAAAAAAAATCCCCTAGCCAAGCTAGGGGATAATTTATTTTATTTGTCTAAACTATTATCTAAAATACGATTGACCTTGCTTCAAGTTGCTGTTAACTTTGTTGCTGCCAGATTTTGTAAGAGCATGGCCCTTGTCTCCCAGAGAAGTCAAATCTGAAGCTTTGGTTACGTCAGTTGAAGCTTTGCCTTTGGAAGCTGACTTCAAAGTTCCTGCAACCTTGTTGTCATGGCCGGCCAGCTTTTTGCCATGTTCATCAGAAAGCTTCTCAGCTTCCACTTCTTCTTTCATTTCATCTTCATCTTCTTCCTCATCTTCATCGCTGTACTCATGCTCTTCATCTTCATCTTTATCTTCCATGTCAGAATCAGCATCTTCACTGTCCACATCAATTTCTAAATCTTCCAGATCTGAATCTTCGTCAGAGTCACTCATGCCATTGTCACCATCCAGCTGAGATTGCAGCATGTCACAAAGCTTTTGAGCTGTTTCACGATCCAGTGTCAGGGTAACTTCTTCCGACCCCATGTCTGTGTCCATGTCAGTGTCTGTATCAACATCCATGTCCACATCACCTTCTGGGCCAGCGCCAGGTCCAAGATCCATGTTAACATTCATTTCGTCATCCATGACGTTTTCGAATAGTTTATCAAATTTAGATTTCATGAAATTATTTATATTTTCATGGACCTTTTTTCCACTTCTTTTTTTATTTTTTTTCATCTTCTTAAATCCTTTAACATTGTTGGGCCCAGAATCTTTCATGGTCTTGGGCTCTTTACTCTCTTCTCCAGCTTTGGGAAAGGTGCCTTTGGGAAATTTATTTGAAGACTTCTTTTCTTGTATAAGATCTTGATCTTCATTGTATATGGACTCATACAGAGAGCCAATGTCGGTTATGGATTTAATTCTTGTCATACATTGTTATTTAGTTAGAAGTAGTAAATATATTCATGCCTAACAATAATAATTTGCAAGAAGGTGAAAAGGTGTATTTGGGCAATTCCAAAATACCTGCACCAGGGTCCAAGTATGAATACACTCCGCAAATGATAGCAGAGATGAAAAAGTGCAAGAAGTCCTTGTTGCACTTTGCAGAGAACCATTTCTTCATTGTCAATGTGGATGAAGGCAGACAAACCATCAAATTGCGAAAATATCAGAAGAAAATTTTAAAAAGTTTAAAGAACAACAGGTTTGTGGTGCTTTTGGCCAGTCGTCAGATAGGCAAGAGCTCAATCCTCACCATATACATGTTGTGGATAGCTTTGTTCAATGATGATCAAAACATATTGCTGGTGGCAAACAAAGAAAACACAGCCAAAGAAATTTTCAAGAGAATAAAGTTGGCTTATGAAATGCTGCCCAATTATCTCAAATCGCCAGTGGTTAAATATGCAGAAACATCCATGTCATTGACCAATGGCAGTGCCATAAGCATATCCACCACCACCAGTGATACGGGCCGAGGATCATCAGTCTCTTTGTTGTGCTTGGATGAATTGGCATTCATTGACCCAGGCATGCTTGAAGCTTTTTGGGCATCAGTGTATCCTGTCATTTCATCTTCCAAAAAAGCCAAGATACTTGCAGTCAGCACACCAAATGGTGTGGGCAATTTGTTTCACTCTCTGTATGCAGGTGCATTGAAGACTGGGGATGACTGGAACGGGTGGAAGGCTGAAAGAGTGGACTGGTGGGAGGTGGATGGAAGAGATGAAGAGTGGAAAGAGAGAACCATACGTACCATGGGATCCAGAGAAAAATTTGCTCAAGAATTTGAATGTGTGTTTTTGTCCA